GTATAATATCGATTTTCTGCTAACTCATAACCACCAGAAACTTTTACCATTTTCTTTTTCTTCTTTTTCTCATCACCCTTTTTAGTAAAAGCGTATGGAGTTCTTGGTGGTCCTTCTCCACCATCAAGAGCACCAGTAGTAGATGCTTCGGCTAACTCTTGTCTTATAAGTTCTCTTATTATTTCTTTTAATTTACTTAGAGGAAACGACATCTTTTATCTCTTTGACTAATTGATACCATCTCATCAAAGAAACAACTTGACTATCCTTTACGACACCACCACTATTTAGTTTTTCTAATAATTTGGAGGCCTCAGAGAGTTTTATTTTTACAATCTTGTCGTCTACTTTAGATATGTTGTCCTTTATATATTTTTTGATACTGACAACTTCTTTGGATATGAACTCTTTCAATGTACCTGTATTTGCAACATTGTTGATGTACATTTTGAGTAATTTTCTTTGACTTTCATCTAAACCATTATATTTCTTATTGAAGTTATCAACTAATACTTTATAGGTTAGTAGTCTTACATCCTCATTCTGTTCTTTGAATTCTTTAAGTTTTTCACTTTCAAATTTTTTAGTGACTTTTTTAGATGTTATATTTTCTATTATTACAGATTTTGAACTAATGATATCATTTATAGTAGCACTATCCTCACTTCGTGTCTCAAATAATTTATAAATAGAAGCATATAGTTTATAATTTGGTATAGTGGTTTTGAAAAAATCTGTAGGATTGTAGTTTTCTCTTATCTTTTTGATAAGATTATACTTTTCATTTCTCAATTTTGAATTGGAAATTTTCTTACGAGCAGTCAATGTCAATTCAATCAATTGTTCTGCCTTAGTAACTGACTTATACTTTGTTTCAGAAAGTAATTTTATCAAGTCTAATTCCTTCCCCATAGATGTGTTCTTGGAAAAAAATTCTTTAACAAGAGAAACAGATGCAGACTTATTGTTATCCTTACCCTCAAGGATATCTGCGGTAATTTGTCTTGTTAGTAACTCGAATAATATTCCTGTATTTTTGATTTTATTATGTTTTATTTTTGACATTTTGTCCTCGTTCTAATCACTAACTTCTTGGTTGATAATAAATATATGAAAGTATAAAAAACTACAAATAATCTACTTATCTATCTTCATTTCATCAATATCTTTATCATACTCTGATTGAGTGTCGTTTAACTCCTCATTCAATACTGATATTGACTTTCCTTTGTACTTTTTCATATTCTTTTCCATTGCATCAAAGTGTGCAAGAGCTAGTGGACTACCACCTCTGAACTCTCCATCCCTTCCTCTTTGATACTTACCAGTAGAATTCTTTTCATAATCTCTTTTACCAAGTGGGTCTCTACCACGAGCACTTCCATCCTTACCATACTTAGGGCCCTCTTCAGGTCTTCCACCTTCTTCTTCTGGTTTTAAATCTTTATCCAACTCACGAGCATCAAATTCTAACTCGCGACCTGTTCTTCCCATTGCTAAATCTGCGGGAGTTCCTTGTGATTGACCACTTTTTGCTGGGTCATTACCCTCATTTTCAATCTGAGATTGTCTAAAGGCATTGAATTTATCAAATATCATCTCGTCATTCATTTTAGATATTTCTGCATCTGTAAATCCAAAAACATTTTTATATATCCAAAGTGAAGATACCAAATTATCTCTTTTTGCAGTTTCTGCCAATCCTAATTTGGTATTCCATAATTCAAGTTTTTCTTGTTCATATATTGTAGATGGATTAGTTAGACCCAACTCAAAATTTACAAGGTCTTTATCTTGATAACCTTGTGCATATAAATGAACAATTGCAATCTTAGTCAATTCACTAACTACAATTCTCTGTATTCTCTCGATGGTACGAGCAAATCTAACATCTTCGGCAGCTAATGTTGCCTTACTACCAACCTCTTCCTCATATCCAAGATATGCTTTTGGTACTCTCAATGCAGCTAATAGTTTATTTTTCAAATATTCTATATCATCTATTGCATTGAATTCAAGACCAGGTAGATTTTCTAATTGTGTACCACTATCTCCACCACGAACTGGTAGATAAAAATCTTCTGTTAGGTTTTGCATATTATATTTTAGATTATACTCACCAGTTGCCTCATCAATAACAGGTGCCTTTTTCATCTTGTTGATGATTCTTTGCATATAGTTATCAACTTCTGCAGGTGGAATATTTCCTATATCAATTTTGAATATTCTCTTTTCTGGTGCTCTCATAATACGATGTATCAACATAGCATCTTCCATCAATGTAACTTGTTTCCATATCTGTCTTGCCTGTTCAATCATAGACTTTCCATATGGTAGATAATTTGAATCTGATAACATTCTAAAATGTGCTACTTCATAATTTTCAAATTCTTCTTTTGCAGCATTGTTTTGATGTCGTTGGTCTGTTGATTCCAAGATAAATTTTACATACTCAGGATTTTCTGGATCATCACCCTCAACACGAGTGATATCGTAAGCAGACATTGGGATAACATTTGTTATACCATACTTTTCATTGATTTCTAATTTCAAAAAGAAGTCACCATACTTCACCATATTACGAACCCACGGCCATAAATTGAATTCTATATTCAGTATGTCATAAAATAGGTTATGTAAAATATCTTTCAAATCATTATTATCAGAAGTAATATTTAGTACATCACCATACTCTGATTTCATTGTTGATTCATCTGCATATATGTCAAGTGCAGAAGCAATAATTGGGTCTACATCCATAGCCTCATAATCTCTGAACAACCCAAGTCTTTGAGTCTTCTGATATAATGAATAATTATATCCACTTGTACCAGCATATGATGTGTATAATTTTGTATATCTATCAACAAGACTTGCTTTTGGATTAGTCTGAATTCTTGATGTATCAGTAACCTTTAACTTTCTACCACCAACATTTCTTACGATAACATTGGAAGAAAAAAGTCTTCTTAGTCTTGTGTATATATTTTTATCTGCCATAATTTAACCTCAAAGTAGCCAATCTAATTTTTCTGTTTCCTTTCCTACATTCATATTCCAAGAGTCATTCTGATTTGTATTGTTAGAATAAACTCCCTCATTAGAACTAAAGTAAGAAAGTGATTTTTTTGTCAATTCAATTCCCTCTTGTCTTAGACGAAGAGCAGTTTCACGAACCCAAAGTCCAATAGCCAAACTCATTACTAAATCATCATTATATCCACCCATAGCTTCGGCTTTCTGTCCATTATATATAAATACAAACAATTCATCAATTAATCGATTAGAATGTACAATTACTGACTTTTCTCTAAAAAATTCCTCTAATTTAGAAATTACCAATGGTCTTGTCTTCATAGTCATAGAAAAACCAGGTACCATTTGTCTTTCTGAACGATTTATTTTATTATTTATTGTATTTAGTGTATCCACATATTGTAAATCTTTACTCATATAAAACAGATTATCGTATTGTCTGTCTATACATTGTTGTATTGCAGCCCAACCAATTGATGCATTCTCAATAATTAGTAAGGCATTGTTGTACTCTGTTGATATATTTACCAACATATTACCAAAATCTTTGGGAGACACTTTTCCTTTATATTCACCAACTTGTTCTACCTTTTCCACATCAATGATATGAAATGCACTATAGTCTTGACCATCACCACGACTAACATCAGCACATACTATATAGTCTTTTGTATAATTTGGAGGCTCCCATATCCAAATATTACTATCAATTCCTCTTTTCTCCATAGGTTCTCTAACCGTGGTATTTCTACATTCCTCTAAAAGTACACCATCAACCACAGATTGACCAGAAGTAATAAAGTCACAATCACACTCTTGTGCAGCTAATGAAGGACCTAACAATCCATCTTGTTCTCTTCTCCAACTTTCATCTCTATCAGGATGTACAGTCCAATGAAGTTTGATAAAATTAAATTTATTAGTACCAGCCTCTGCATCTGCCCAAGTTCTATGAAACCAATTTCCAACACCATTTGGTGTAGATAGTGCAATACATTGACCACCAGTAG